TTTTCAATTGTTCGTAGCCCAAATCGAGTACTCACGCCCTTGAAAAGTGCTTCGAAAATCCGGATTTCCTCTTTTGTCATTCGTTCCAAAATCTTCGTTTGGGGAGCATAAAGTTGTTACAAAAGATAGTAGCATCCCAGAAAACCAACACATCGCATCACATGCCATGTGGGAAACAACATTTCCGCGACTTACCCACGCCGGATTGGGCAAGCCCATTAACGAAGATAGCATACTACTCAGTATGCATGACTCTGCGTTAATTCCCTGCCCAATCCGGCGTGGGTAAGTCGCGGAAATGTTGTTTCCCACATGGATCACATGTTGCTACTATCTTTTGTATCGATGTTATCTACTTTTTTCATGCCCATTTCGACCGATGGCTGAAAGTGCGACTTTTTGCTCGCTGCACTCAGTGCACTGCTCCCATCAGCGTGTGCGCATGCGGTGAGTTAGCCCCGAACCGCCACGTCCGTCGCTGGCTCGGGAGGAAGCGCCGCGGTGGTCGCAAGACTCTCGATACCATCGGGACTCACGTATTGCTTGGCGATTCGGCGTTTGGTAGAGTTCCCATGTGTGCTCGGCGTCGCAAGGGCGGTTTCCAGGTCCTCCACGTGAAAGGGAGGGAAGACGACGTGCGCCTCCCACAGATACGAGCAAAACGCCCATTGGACCGGGTAATCGCGCTTGTAGTGCAGTGCAAAGTGCTCGAGGCACACATCCCGCACTCGTTTGGGGAGGAGGTGCAGCGACGTGAACGGTAGCACGTACGCGAGCTGCGCGTGGACCGTCGGAGTGTACGACGCGACCGGGTGCGTCCATCGGGAGGGTGGGTGGACGTGGCCCTTCAAGTCGAGCATCAGGGGCGCATACTCGAACGGATAGGCCCACTTCCAGTCGAACGACGCACCGGAGTAGTACATCAACGTCCACTCCATAGTTTTGAGGTACGCGTCGCAGACCTCCCCCGATTCCTCGACGGGCTTATACAGCAGCGTTTCGTAGTAGCGCTTTTTCCAACCCGGCTTGCGGGGGGCGATGCAGTCCTCGGCGGCGGTGTGGAACCGCGGAATGCTGTCGATGGCGCGGTCGATGGTCTGCTCCGAGTACTGCCGACGATGCTGCATGTGGTTGCATATGCTGTCAAACTCCAGTTGCGACAGCCGATTGACGATCGCGTGGAGGTTCTTCCAATTGATGGCGAGCGTCGCAGCGGGCGGAACGCTCGTCACGACCGTCCCTGCACACCGGTCGATGACGCACTCCCGGTAGATGGTAATCAGGTCGTGCACGCCGTTCTCCCGGACGTGCAGCGAGACCGCCCGGGGGAGAAAGTCGTTGCCGAGCAAAAAGCACAGGAAAATATAGTCGGCGATGTGCAACTTGCCGTTGTCGCGTTGCGTCGGCGTCTTGAGGCACATGATGTCCAAAATCGACAGGGCCAGACGCTTCGCGTTCAAGAAGCACCACCCGCCGGCGCCGGCCTTGTCGGCGAATTTGCCAAAGGCCGGCGCCTCGCGCACGACCCACAGGCCACCGCGCCAGTGCGCGTGCAACACGGCCAGCATGATCAAATCCGCGTCCAGCCCGTACACGAGCACGTTTTCGTCCGGACGGTGCTTCTTCGACCGCAGGTGGGCGAAGATCTTGTGCTCGCCCTCGCCCGGCTCGTCGCTCGTCGAAATCGTCACGATGCTACCCAGGTCGATGGCTTTGGTGTTCTTGAGCGCAAAGTGGCGCTTCAGCTCCGCGTTTAGCTTCTTCATGAACGACGTCCCGGGGGTGATCGCGGCGGTGTTCCACTGGGCCTTGGCGCCGTACAGCATCGACCGATAGCGGCGTTGGCGCTGTTGTTTCATCTTGGCGAACGGGACCACGCCGTCGAACGCGATGAACGCGCGTTTCGGCGCGACGCGACGGATCATCTGCTCGAGTCGCGCGCACACGTCGGCCACGATCTGCTTCTCCCACGCATCGTCGTTCTCGATGAACGCCCGATGATCGTGGACAAGGTCGTAAATGACCGAGTTGCTATCCACGTAAAAGCACGCCACCTCGCGTATCGACTCGTTAGCCACGGTCCGCATCTCACTCGACACCACGTCGGAGTGCTTGCGAAGCACGTACGCAAAGTAACTCGGAATCCCCATCGTATATACCTAGTAACCCACATGTTTTAAGCGACTATTGTAGGCGCCGGACCTCCGACTGCGATTTACAACCGACCGTGTTTTATCGCCGTTAAAATTATCGGACGCTGATGTGTCGGTCGAACTCGCACGATACGTCGGTCAAACTCTCGATGATATCGTGATGGCGTCACATTGGCGTGTGCGCCGGGACTCATGATGAGAACATGCCGATGACTCTGTAGATTCAGCGTAGAACTCACAAACCGGTCGAACTCACAGGACGCGCGATGATGTGGATGTCTAACTCACCAATGAGTCACCATCGTGACAAAAACTTGCCAAAAAGAAGCGATGTGTCCGTCGAAGTGAGCTTGCTCCCAACCTAGTGGTGAGCAACAAGTGCATGATTCACAAAAGAAAAAGAGGCATCGAACGTTTCGCTCCGCCTGCCCAAATCTTCATTTTCGGGATCTGTGCGATTTATGCGCCCCAAACGAAGATTTGGGAGCAATGCAACATTGTCTCAGTCTGTCAAAATCACAAGATGATAGCATGATGATGTGACGCAGAGCAACGCATCAGTCGTGTTTGAGCATCATCGTCATCAACTTAATCATAATCCGTCCAATACGGACGTACGTCCGCCAAACATTTACAGAATGCACGTGTGCAGACTTGATGTCACTTTTTGGCAACGATCGTTGGACGGACTATGCTAAGGTGCGTACCAGCAGCATGCCGATGTGTTCATTGAACTCGCAGGTTTATGCTCCCCCAAACGAAGATTTTAGAAGGAGGAACAAAAGATGAAATGCGAACTTCGAAGGAAGCACTTTTCAATGGTTCGTCGCCCAAATTGAGTACTCACGCCCTTGAAACGTGCTTCCTTCGAAATCCGCATTTCATCTTTTGTTCCTCCTTTCAAAATCGTCATTTGGGGAACATAAATGCACGAATCAAGCATGCTATCTAGTAGAGGCTATTGTCGTAACGTCCTTACAAAATCCGGCGTGGGTATTTCGCGGAGATGTTGTTTTTCACATGGACCGGAGCGTGACATGATGATAGCATGCCGATGTGTCTGTCAAACTCACAAGATGAGTCACAAGATGATGATAGCATGCCGATGTGTCTGTCGAACTCACAAGATGATGATAGCATTCCGATGTGCCTGTCAAACTCACAAGATGATGATAGCATGCCGAATCTTCATGTAGCGAACAAAAAATTGCGCAATTTCGCACCCACTACTTAACGAAAGAACGTTCATACGTGAGTACTCAACAATCAGGCAAATTGAACACATTTCTTTTAAATCATTTCAGTGTCTATTGAAAAGTAGCCTGATTTTTGAGTACTCACGTATGAACGCTCCTTCGTTAAGTAGTGGGTGCGAAATTGCGCAATTTTTTGTTCACCATGCCGAATGTCATTGCCTATGTGTCTGTCAAACTCACAAGATGATGATAGCATGCCGATGTGCCTGTCGAACTCACAAGATGAGTCACAAGATGATGATAGCATGCCGATGTGTCTGTCGAACGAACAACCGTGACATGATGATAGCATGCCGATGTGCCTGTCAAACTCACAAGATGATGATAGCATGCCGATGTGCCTGTCGAACTCACAAGATGAGTCACAGGATGATGATAGCATGCCGATGTGTCTATCGAACGCACAACCGTGACATGATGATAGCATGCCGATGTGTATGTACTCACAACAGCTGTCAATATGTACCACCACTGTTTACCAGTCAAAGAGCGTGCATGCGAGCCGTGTCAAAGAGCGTGCACACCAGCCACATGCCGATGTTTCCGTCGAACTCACAAGTTCATGCTCCCCAAACGAAGATTTTGGAAGGAGGAACAAAAGATGAAATCCGGCTTTTCGACTGACTTTTCAACTTCTTCCAAAATCTTCGTTTGGGAGGGATAAAGTTTACACATCCCAAACGAAGATGTGGGAATGATGAACAAAAGATGAGATGCGGATTTTGGGAGAACTATTCAAGGGTGTGAGTACTCGATTTGAGACGAACCATTTACCCATCCCAAACGAAGATTTTGAAAGGAGGAACAAAAGATGAAATCCGGCTTTTCGACTGACTTTTCAATGGTTCGTAGCCCAAATCGAGTACTCACGCCCTTGAAAAGTGCTTCCTTCGAAATCCGGATTTCATCTTTTGTTGCTCCTTCCAAAATCTTCGTTTGGGAGGGATACCATTGCAAAGTCAATCGATCGAAACATGATACTATGTCTGTCGATTCAGTGTCGAACAGTCCGACTCGAACGGTTCCGCTCGTTTTGAATGGGCGTCATATTCAGATGCGCTGACATCCCATGACGATGCTTTTATGGATTTCGTGTCGAAATCACAAGATGTCCGAACATCTACAAAACGACTCGTTGAAACTCGGACTCGTTGGTTCGGCCGTCAAGCATCTGCATGTGGCATGGGAAATCATGCATGATTGTGGCATGTGCGCCCATATTCGTTCCGGCAGGATGTGCGACCGGGTGCGCATCCTGCTCACGTGGCAATTGCTCAAGAGTCTGCACGAACTGCGTCTTTCGCAAGTCGAGCGACGCGCTGAGCACAAACCGGCACAGTCCGTAGCTAGTGCATCCATGTCGTTGCAGGTGCCTCGTGAAGCGCTCGATGCTCGCATCGGTCATCCACTCGGTGTATTCCACGGGCGATAGGACCCCGTCTTCGCGCAAACGCTGTACGAGGCAGCGGACGAGCCCACTGAGAAGTCGGTCTTCGTACAGCACGCTTGCGAGCGCGGCCCGCTTCATCTGGGCTAAAATGTCCGTGCGCCGCTCTTCGAGTGTGCGGTCCGCATCGAGCGTCGGCATCTCGTTGTCAGCGAGCATCCCGCCGACGACCGCAGCGTTCGTCAGCCCCATGAGCGTGAGACGGTCCGCGAATGTAGCGTCGTTCGTCAACCCGGCGAGCAGGTCGGACACCCACGACCCCAGCATGCGGGCCTCCTGCGCGCAGCGCATGAAGCACTCGACGAGCCACGACGAGACGCCGGTCGGCGACGTAACGCACTCGTACACCGCCTGCTTGAGTTTATCGACGAGTCGGACGATTTGTGCCGAAATCGCCCGGTAGGGCTGGAGCGCAAATGTCCAAGCCGCTTCGGACAAGCCACGGGTCGTTAGCAGACTCTGGATGGTGGGGATGCAGTGCATGAACAGGTCACGCCAAGTCGACTGGATGAGTCGCGTTTCGTGCAGTCGGCAAATGAACCATCGGACGAAACTCGACGAAATCACGTAGATGCGCGATGTCGCGACGTCGGTGGCCACGTCGCGACGAATTCCAACGCCCTCTTCGGTCAAAGTCTCCATCTCAATGGACCGTACGTCGTCGCATCTCTGCATGTGAACGTGAGCGACGCCCGTCGGCGACGCCATGTCAGCGAGCGAGCGCGTTGACGCCGACGTGCGCATCGATGCGCGGGAGCGCGATGCACGCATCGGAGCGTAGGGCTTACCGAAGGCGGTACCCAAGAAATGGCAATAGTGCGATTCCATTGAATGGTAAGAAAACGCGACATTGCTTTATGTCATTTCGGTCAGGTGGCATCAAGCCAGAAGGACGCGGAAGCGGATGCGGTCGCCTCCACCCGGACCGCGACGTTACAAAACATGCACCTAGGCTCTCTAGGCTCTGTAATGCGTCGAGCGACGAATCGTCGATAGCACACTCGACATGCGACTTTCCCGCACTGCGGGCACCCGATGCGACCATGCGATGTCGAGTCAAATGGCTCTGAGCATACCTCACACGCGCCCATGTAACGTGTAACGAACGACGGTGGGGTGCGAACCTCTTGAATCATTTCGACCATTGTGGACTCAATGTTATGCTCCCCAAACGAAGATTTTGGCAGGAATCACAAAAGAAGTGTCTTCGTTTGGGAGCGATCAATGTGGAGAGCAAAACGTACATAAGAACAAGCCCATTTCACTGCCTTCTATTCTATGCTCCCCCAAACGAAGAGGTGGGAAGGCCGAACAAAGAACCGTCCGGAACGCCTTTTCGACTGACTTTTCAGCATTTCCTAGGCCAAATGGAGTACTCACACCCTTGAAAAGTGCCGCGAAAAAGACGTTCCGTACGGTTTGTTTGTTCGGCCTTCCCACTTCTTCGCTTGGGACTCATACCGTCTCAGGTGGTTTTTCGTCCCCAAATGCTTGCTTTGTAGTGTTCTATCGTCATCTACCTTTTCATGCCACTCTCTACCGAGCCTGAAAGCCTCCACCGATTCAGCCGTTCGGCGCCTTGCAGCATCCTATGCCCATTCGCCACTTGCACCCAGGTTTGTTCGCACACTCGACCTTGGTTTTCACCATCCGACACTCGCACCGCTGCGGTGGCGTGGCTTTGGGACGACGTGGTGCTGCGACGGTCTTGGGCGGTGTGGTGTGAGTGGCTGCAGCCTCCGCATCAGCGACCGCGGCTGAAGTGGCTCGGTCGCGTCGTTTCGTCACGTGCGTCGTCACAACGCCCGTGTGACGGCGCGGTGCGGAGGACAACGTACTACCAAGCAGGGTCTGGTCGTCGTCGCGTCCGGACAACTTGGCGTGATAGTCCGACGTTATGTCGTGCAACTGCCGACTGTCGTCGAGGCGCACGTGCTCGAGCAGCGACACGGGCGAGAGCGACGAGTGCAGCCGTCGGTGCGTCGACCGGTTTTCGTCGAGTTGGGACCGAATCTCCGCCGCTTGGGCTTGCACGCGGGCGAATTCGGGCGACGTGGGGTCGTGCGAGTCGAGCGCCCGACGCAGGCGAGTGAGCGCCGCTTCGTGCTCGACCGAACTGCGCCTCAGCGCATCCATCTGTCGGTAAATGCTCGCATCTTGGGCACGTAGACCACTCTCGTATTGCTCCTTCGTCCCGCAAAAGTGCTCGTCGCGACACGCCTGTCGGTACCGCGCATCGCGGTCGGTGTAGTGCTGTGTCTCCTCCAGCACCGAGTTCCACGCGTCGATCTTCGTCTCCCACTTGGCGAACGAGCGGCGATGGCCCTCGAGCAGCGCAATCAGCCCGATCGGCCGGAGCGCTCCGTGCTGGGCGCGCGTCTCGGCGATGAGGCGCGCCCGTTGGTCGGGTGTGAGCGGCCGTGCGCGCAGTCGGTCGACCAAGTCGGCGTACGCGTCCCAGTTGCCGGTGCGACTTCTCGCAGACGTCTCGTTGTCGTCTTCGTCGTAGTCGTCGTCGTCGGGCGGTGGCTCTTCGGCGATGCACGCCTCGACTTGCGCCACATCTACAACCCCTAGAACGAGCATCTGCCGTAGCATCTCGATGTCCGCCTCGATGTCGTCGAGCACCTCGAAGAAGCCCTGGAGTTTGGCGCTGTAAGAGGCGACCAGGCGCGTGAGCGCATCCTTGTCGGGCGAGGCGTCCATCGAACGGGCCCTTCGGTCGAGCGCGGGGAGCAGGTCGTCTTGCATCGCGTCGGCGTCGTCGCTGATGGTTTGGAAGAGATCCACGAACTCGGGCCACGTAACGTCGCTCGACTCGGACAGCACGTCCTCGTGCGACATGTCCAGCGGCGGCAGGCGACGGTTGAGGTCGTGCATCTGCGCGACGGTGAGGTCGTTCCGAGCGAGCGGCTCTTCGTCCACGGACGGGGCGTTGGACTCGTCAACTTCGTCCGAACCACCGGTGTATTTATAACAATGGATGGTGCGATTGTTATAAAACGACACGCTCCTGGGAGTCTTGGGCGTCTTGCGTATTCTCATTTACATGTATTTTATTTTCACGAAAGAGACGCGGCACCGAGAGTGTCGATGTGTCGGTCGAACTCGTTGGTAACGGTTTAGGTTGGTTCGAGTGAGTCGCCGGTATGGCGAGAAAACATTGCGCGATGTCGCACTCACGACTTTACGAAGAACCTTTCATACGTGAGTACTCAACAATCGGGCCAAACTACGATGGATACCGGTATGGCGAACAAAAAATTGCGCAATTTCACACCCACTACTTAACGAAGGAGCGTTCATACGTGAGTACTCAAAATCAGGCTACTTTTCAATAGACACTGAAATGATTTAAAAGAAATGTGTCCAATTGGCCTGATTGTTGAGTACTCACGTATGAAAGTTCCTTCGTTAAGTCGTGGGTGCGAAATTGCGCAATTTTTTGTTCGCTACATGG